TGAAGAAGATTGGGATTATGAATATCAACGTAGCAAAGAAAAAGAAGTTTATGACGAATGGGATATGGCATTACATTCTATATTAAATGGCAAAATATTATGTAGACATTCAGTTAGAGATTTAAAGTTTCGTTTAGAGTTTAATGAAAATGAATTTTATGATGTAAATATTCGTAGTCTTTATAGAGACAAATATCCATATGTTTGGTTTGAAATACCTCCAAATGAAGAAGTTCGTCCTTTTAAAATTAAATTAATGGAAGATGACGATGTTATATTTACATCAAATAAACATTATGTTTAAATAATAGTTGAAACAACATATTCTGTAGGAGATCCTTTAAAAACAGTAAAAATAAGAACTAGAGGAATAACAACTAATAAAGATAAAATAAAAATTCCAGTAGAAGACCGTTTTGCATTTACTGTTCCTTTCTTTTTATCATCTTCTAATTTCTTTTCATTAGATGAAGCAATAATCATTGCAATCATAGAAAATAAAATATAAACAACCATAAATATAAATAATAAATTACGAGGAAGTAAAATCTTAACAGCCGGCAATGCAAGAGTCATCAAAAAGATAAAAACTGAAATTGTAATTAATCCTCCTTGTTTTGATTTAGAAGAACCAGCTAATAGTACTATACTTAATATAAAAAAAACTAGAAAAACTATAACTTGAGTAGCTAATCCAGCCATTTTAAAGAGTGGCATATAAGGTGCTAATAAACTGCTATACATAGCATCTTTAATTAAAGAAGACATTTATTTTTTATTATAAATGATAATAAAAAATATTTAATTATTTTCTTTTAGTTGTTCTTTTCTTTGCTAAAGAACGTTTACATTGAGGATGAGATTTTTTAACTTGTGAATAAGATACAGCGATAGCTTGAGCTCTTGATACCCATCTGCCTTTCTTAAGTTCTTTCATATTCTTTTTAATTTTATCTTGGAGCCATTGACGGCATTTAGATTTGACAGAACCACGTTTGTTACTAGAACGTTTAGATTGTTTTTTTGAGCGTTTATGAGACCCTGGAACTCGTCTAATTCCCTTTGAAGAACGTGTTGATTTTTTATATTTCTTAGTGAGACTTTTTTTGATACGCATAGAACCGCATTGCATTTTTTATTAATATTAATTAATAAAAAAGATAATAAAAAATTAACCAAAAGTTGATTCAATGTCATATTTAACATATAAAAATCCATCTTTGTCTTTATGGTCTTTATAAATTAAACTAATTAAATCAGAATGTTTTGGTAATGTATTATTAACAAATAAATAAATACCTTGATCTGACTTTAATGTTAATCTTTTACGAATTGTAAAAAAGAATTCTCCATATGTCATTGCAGCAGGAACTAGATATTTATGTTTATCAATATCTTTGAGTTTTGCATTTGCACGTTGAACAACTATAGGAACTCTGTCAGGGTATTTTCTTCTGATACGAACGCATTCTTCAACTCTTTTAGCAAGAGGTTGATTCATAAATGAACTTTCAAAATCGTCTGTCATTGTATAATATATAAAACAGAAAATAATTTTTTAAAACTGTTTTAAAAGTGATAATCGATTCCAAGAATTCATATCATCAATTACTAACACTCCATCCTTCTCATAATCATAATTTTTATCTAAATGTATCATCGCTGACCATGATTTTATATTATCTATAAATATTGCATTAGATACACTAGTAAATATAGTTGGAATACTAAATCTATTATCTGCTATTAATATCATTGGTCCTGCTTTATCTATTAGCAAATTATATATAGAACTTGTTACTACTTCATTTATATCTATATTTTTTATAATTGATTCATTTTTAAAAATATCAAATTTACATAAATTAAATATATATGTATTATTTTTGTTAATTTCTTCTTCTTTAAAAGTATCTAACATATCTATACATATTTTTTTTATTGGTTTTGATATCCAATTTGTTAAATATTCTATTATGTTTTTAATTCGTTCTTTATCTGTGCTATATATAAGAAAAATGGGTCTAATTAAATTATCTCTTGTACGAAACATAGAAAACTCAGTAATATTAGAAACAACGTCATTAAGTTTAACGATTTTTCTTTCTGACATTTTTATATATTGAATTTTTTTATTTAAATGTGTTAAAGACACAACTTCAATAAAATAAAATGAGTAATAATAAAATCTTCGCAAAAATCTTATCTTTCTTAAATGAACTTAACAGAATGTTTGGAGATAAAGATGTCAACATTTTTAACTATTATAAAGTTTGCAAACACACTCCTATTACTAAACAAAATATCATTAAAAATCACGTAACTTTATTTAGTAATTTTCTTCTTCCAAACAAAGATAATATTATTAAACAAAACTTTTCTAAATTAAATCCATCTGAAATTAGAATGAGTGATAAAACTTATATTGACTTTAAACAAGTTTTTGAAAAAGCCAATAAAGAATGGAGACCTGCCATCTTTCAACATCTTCAATATTTATTATATTTAATTCATCCAGAAGAAGAAGTCAAAGAAGCACTTGTTCCTACTGAAAAAGAAACTTCTAAAGAAACTGAAGTTTTAAATAATTTTGTTGAAAAATTACAAGAAAATTTTAAAAATCACGAAAATAAAAATCCTGTAGAACTTGGACTTGACCTGTTAAAAAATGGAACTTTTATGAACATGTATCAAGACATTAATAAAAGTCTTCAAAATGGAGACCTCAAATTAGATAAATTACTTGGTAGCGTTCAAAATATCATTGGAGAATTAACTCAAGAACTTCCTAACACTGAAGGAACTGAACCAGCAAGTTCTCTATTAAATAATATGTCTAATATGTTAGGAAATATTAATCCTGACGGAACTACAAAAGACGGAAATGTACCTGACATTACACAAATGTTATCTGGTTTAACAGGCGGCTCTGGAATGTCTGAAATGTTATCATCTGTAATGGGCTCAATATCAAATAATACTCAATCTTCTGAATCACCAGACCTTGATATCGGTCAACTTATGACTACTATGGGTCCACTTATGTCTCAAATGATGGGTGGTGATTTATCTCAATTAATGGGACAAATGAATATGGAAAATAAAGAACAAGATGAAAGTTATTGAGAAGAATAAAATAATAACATTGGTGACATCTTTGTAAAAATACTCATATCTTTCATTTCAGTAATTGTTAAATCATTACAAAGAAAAAACTTATTATGACGTTTTATTACAGCAATATAATGTCCTCCTCCATAATTTCCCATATGAAAGATACAAGAGTTAAAATGATATTGTAATTTTATTGTTTTTATTTCATTAGTACAAGTTAATTCAAAATCATCTAATACTTCTATTGCTGAAATTTGTTTACAATTTATAATATATATTGAAAGAATTGGTGCTAACATTGTAACATCTTTATCTTCAAACATCTCTTGAAACGATTCTTTAAAAGTATTTTGATATAACATTTGAAAAGATAATAAAGGTTCATATCTATCTTCATTGTCTGAAGTTTTAAAATGAAATTGAGTATAAAAAGCATCATAAACAAATGATTTAGTATATTGTTGAAATTTAAACCAAGAATTTAATGATGATATTTTTTTAATGGTTTCTAATTCATTATCTTTAAGTTTTATAGATGTTTCATTACATAATATATCAACTATATATAAAAATGCTTCTTGAGCATCTTGTGGAACTCCAATTTGAAATTGTTTTTGAACTAATTGAACGATTTGATAAAACATATTATTGTCAATTTGACCTTTATCAATTCCTTCTTTTATTTGAATAAATAATTCAGTTGTATGACATTTTGGAAGTAAATCTAATAAACCGACGAATAATACATTATTAAATAAACACTGAAGAAGAGAATTTAACCAACATGTATTACCTATATTAGGAAAACCTATAATATTATTCATTATATTTTATTAATTAAAATATAATAAAAACTTAAATATCAATTTGGACGAACTACTTCAAAAACAGCTTGAACTTGATTTCCTGGATCTGGTACTACTGGAAATTTATAACTCTCAAAATAAGTATATTGATTATTTGGATAAAAATCTAAGATATCTCCTGTTGGCAAATATATTGTCATATGTAAAGTATCATTTTCTCTAAATGATATATTATGTGTCATAAAAGAACCTTGTAAAGTTAACCAAGTAGTATTTGGTAAGAAAGTAACAGGTACTTTGAAAAGTGCTTTTCTTGCTGTAGGATTATTACTTTCAATAGGAGAATTCCATGTCTGACCTTTTTCACTATATACAGAAACATATAAAAATGGATAACTTTGTAAAGTACCTCCATAACCACCTTTAACTTTTGCATTAGGAACAATTAAATTAATAAGACGAACTTTTTCACAAATTTCATTACTAAATACTTCAGTTCCATTATAAACTAATGGTCTACAATTATCATATGAAAAATCTAATATTTGATATGGTGTTCCTGCAGGAATTATTCCATTTAAAGGAGGATATACTTTTGCTACTTTAATAGGTCCAGCTCCTGTAGTATAATATTCTGTAATTCTTTTCCAAATAAAATTTTGAGGATTCGGGTCTGGAAAAAATATATATTTATTTGTATAATATCCATTTACTGGACTTGCAACTCCTCCTAATTCAATTGTTGTAGTATTTGGAGTATTAACTAGTAAAGTATCTTGATAAGCACCATTAATAAATGGGACTGGAAATTGTTTTCTAATATAATATGGAGTAAGTGCTGGATATGCTACTGGAAATGGCGGAGCTACTGTTGCAATTTGTGTTGTATTATCATATGAAATAATTTCTCTAAATTCTGAACCAATATTTATAACACTACCAACATAATAATTTACAATACTTGATGATAACACACTTAATGCCATTTGTGTCAAAGTTGAACCTCCTGATAACGCATCTGTTTCATATGGAAATGATAATAAAACAGGATCAAATGCTGTTAAAGGACTATTCTTTACAGTACCGTTAACAGGAATAACAAAATCACCTACTTTTGGATATGTTATTCTATCTCTAAAAGTTGAATCAATATCAATATAACGTGTTATACTCATTTTTATTTTATTATACAATATTTAAATTTCTTTTTATTTTTTTTATTAACAACACTTTTCTTCTCTAATTACTTCAAATACTGCTTGAATTTGTTTCCCAGGATTTGTCAAAATTGGAAATGAATACCCTGGAAAATAAAAATAAACGGGAGTCGGATCAAAATTTAATATTGTTCCATCTGGCAAATATATTGTTATATGTAAATTATCATTCTCTCTAAATGATATATTTTGTTGCATTAAACTTCCTTGCAATGTCACCCATATATCTGCATAATTTGAAT